CCGCTGGTTTGTTGGTTCGTTCGGCAACCTCTCTATCTCCCCGACCCTGGTGGCCAAGCTGGCGGCTGTGCCGTCAGGCGACGTCATCGCGTTTGGTGACAAGGTGGAGCCCAACCTGAAAGTGGTGGGTGTGACGATGTTCAGCACTGCGCTGGGCGCGAGTACCACCATCACCGCCAAGATCGGCACGACCACCATCATCAACGCCGAGAGTACGGTGGGGGCGGTGGCAAAGTATTACCCGGTCGATGACTTGCTGACCGAGCCTGACCAGGAGCTCACCCTCACGGTTGGCGGCGGCGCTGCGACGGGCACGGTCAAGCTCAAACTGCATTACGAGGTAGTCGGCAACCTGTAAGGCTGCCGATCACTGTCCGCCCGGCCCTGTGCCGGGCTTTTTCGTTTCTGAATAGGAGTCATCGCCATGAGCGACAAGATTGCCGTGGTTTACATCGGCGACAAGCCGAGCAAGAAAGACACCGTGACCGGATCCCGCCTGGTGTTCCCGCGCCATACGCCCGTTGACGTGGAGAGCCACATCGCCATGCAGCTGCTGGAGTTCCCCACCGTCTGGGTCAGCAAAGAAGCGCTGGCCGGCACGCTGGAGCGACAGGAGACCATCGCCAAGATGGAGGCCGAAGAGCAGGGGCGCCTTGCTGCCGAAGCTGCCCGCCTGGCCGAAGAGCAGAGCATGGTGGTCGGTGAGCGCGATCTGGCCAAGATGACCTCTGCCCAACTGGCCACCCTGGTGGAAGGGGAAGATCTGGATATCGAGCCGCAGGGCCCGCAAGAGAAAGTGCCCGATTACCGGGTGCGCGTGCGTGATGCCCTGAAGGCCAAGCTGGCAGAGCAGGGGGAATAGCATGCAGATGGTGTCGCGTGAGCAGTTCCTGCCCACTGTCAGGCTGCACATCACCGGCCCGCTCGAAGTCATGCTGAGTGAGGCCGTCACAGAGGCGGCCATCACGTTCTGCCGGGAGTCGGCCTTGCTGACCCTTGACCGACTGCTGCCCAGCGCGTCAGCCGGCAGCCTGGTGGAGGTCTGCAACATCAGCGGGATGACATCGTGCAATATGCTGCACCTGACCGGTGAAGGGGGCGCGCCATTTGTCAGTGGGCGTGACTACTTCGCCATGTCGGCCAATGAGCTGAGCATCCTGACTGATCTCAGCGATGTGCGGATCTGGTATGTGGCTGCCCCGGTCAAGAACGCCACCGAGCTCCCAGCCCAGCTCTACCACGATCACGCCGATGCCATTGCCCATGGCGTCGCTGCCTTGCTCTATGCCCAGCCAGACCGCCCTTGGTCTGACCCTAAGCGGGCAGGATACCACCGGACTGAGTTTGTCGAAGGTTGGCGTCGCGCTGGCCGGTTCCGCAAAGAGCACAGCGCCCCGACCCAAGTTGAATTCCACAACCCGCCCCGCAAACACTCTTTTTTCTAAAGGACTCCACACATGGCAACAGTTACCGTTGACTCGATCTTGAAGCGGGTAAATACCCTGCTCAACGATCGCACCTGGGTTCGCTGGCCCAAGCAGGAGCTGCTGGACTACTACAACGATGCTGCCAAAGCGATCGTGTTGATGCGTCCTGACGCCCACACCAAGAACGTGCAGTTCAACTGCGCAGCCGGCACCAAGCAGAGCCTGCCTGCAGATGCCCTGCGGCTGATCGAGGTGCTGCGCAATGCCGACGGCAAAGTGATCCGCTTCGTGCCGCGGCGCGCCCTCGATGACAGTTACCCGGACTGGCATGCTGGCAAGGATGGCACCAGCGTGGCCGCCTACACCTATGACGATCGGGACCCCAAGAACTTCTATCTCTACCCGGGCCCCGCCGCCGCAGTGAAGGTGGATGTGATCTACTCCGTAGCGCCGCAATCCAAGGTGCTGGCGGACGTGGAAAACGTGGGCACGCCGGCGCTGGCCGATCTGGATGACATCTACATCAACCCGCTGATCGACTTCATCATGTACCGGGCCTTTTCGAAGGACTCCGAGTACAGCGCCAACTCCAATCGGGCGGTCGGCCACTACAATGCCTACCTGCAGCAACTGGGTGAAAAAACCCAGGTTGATACCAACATGGAGCAGCGCAAGTCCGAAGGCTTCTCCCGCGTGACCGGGCAGTAAGGGGGCAGCATGGCTGGAGTGTGGAAGCGTGACGGTACGGTGGCCGTCACCAATGGCAACAAGAAGGTGACCGGTACCGGGACCACCTTCGCAGACACCAAGAACGGGGTGGCCAAGGGCCACCTTTTTTGTATCACCAGTGGCACCTCGGTGGATTTCTACGAGGTGGACTACGTGGTGTCCAACACGGAGTTGTATCTGGTGCAGGCCTATCGTGGCGTTACTGCCACGGGCAAAGCCTACGAGATCATCACGACCTTTTCGGATTCCGTTCCGGAGTTCGCCCGTCGCCTGACGGCCACCCTGAGCGCCTATCAGCAGCAGAGCGATGCCTTCCAGGCGCTGCTGACGAGCACTGCCACCACTGTTGAGGTGACTGCACCGGATGGAACCAAGCAAACACTGATCCCGTGGAAGCGTGTGACCAGTGAAGGGGAGGGCCAGGCGGCCCGCGCCAAGACGGAGGCGGACAAGGCAGCAGCAAGCGCGGCCCTGGCTGGCGATATTGTCGCAGCGTCTGCCCTCCCACTGCCGGATGTGTGGGCGCCGCTCTCTGACAGCCTGCGCCTCATCACCGGCTATGGGCGTGATGTGCTGGTCGGGTCGGACGTGGTGGCGAGGATGGTGAATTTCAGCCGCAGTACCACAGCGACCTATATCGGCAAAGATGGCCAGCTTAAAACCGCAGCCGCGAATGAGCCGAGGTTCGAGAAAGAGGGCCTGCTGGTTGAGGGGCAGAGTACGAATCTATGGACCTCGCAGAGCACCTCGCTAAACATCGTCAACGCCGCGCAGGAGTCCGTAACATTGCCAACTGGGGTTTCTGGTAATGTGTACAAAGTTGTACCAAGTTCTACTGATTACTCCTACGTTAGAACCTCACCGCCACAACAAACCGGGCCACACACTCTGTCATGTTTCGCGAGAAAGGCGGATGGATCTGACGGAATGCCGACACTTTACGCTGGCCAAGCTGGCGCCCTGAATGTAAAGGCTTCCGGCATTTATCTTGGAGCAGGTTGGTGGCGGATGTACGCACTACTGACCAACCCCGTTGGTAATACGGGGTTTGGTTTCGCACCCTCAGCACTTGACCAGATCCCTGTCCACATTTGTTTCTTCCAACTGGAAGCGTTGCCCTTCGCCAGCTCCTATATACCGACAAATGGCGCGGCGGCAACTAGAACGAAGGACCTTCTCTATTTGGCCCCGTCAGGAAACGTCCCTGGCGATTTGAATATGGCTTATGCAGCCCAAATTAGGCTGATGGGCAAGGGGTTGAACTCTTGGCCTAGAGTATTTGAAATTTCAGGCGCTGAAAATAAGGGGCCCTTTATCGATCTGCAAACGGGGAGGTGGGGCGGGGTAGACATTGTCGGGGTCAGAAAAACACTCGCAGCCAGATTTAGCGATACATCACACTGGTTGGATGGTGTGAAAGTTGGGTCCGCGTGGCAACCTTACCCCGTAAAAACCTACTCGGACCCGGTTTATATCGCCGGTTCAAATGTCGCGGTTTCGCGAGATTTCTATGGTCACATTCGCAATCTAAGAGCGTGGTTCTTCTCTCCAACCGATGATCAGATGAGGGCAACACGATGACCGACTTTATCGACCTCAACCTCAAGGCGGCCACTCAGGCCGCCATGACCAAGGCCCTGCTGGCAGCTGGCTTCGTCAAAGACAGCGAAACCGGCACCCTCTATCACCCCACTGCCAGCTTGCAGCTTCTGCCGCCTGGTATGATCACTCGCCCCACCGGCGAGGTGCAGACCGTCGATGGCATCGAGCTGGAGGTGCGGGAGGCCGTGCCCGGCTATCACGCCAACGTGCGCACCACCGACCCCGCCATGGCCGCCGCGCTGGCGCCGGTGACTGTCATCGTAGATACGCCCCAGTATGTCTGGGCATCAGATCCCGCCAGTATGTGAGCCTTGCCTCCTGGCGCTCCCGGCGTTAGGATTTACCCATCATGGCCCTGCTCTCTCGAGCGGGGCTTTTTCGTTTCTGCCTCTCTGAGATCCCCATGCCCATACTCGATATCGTCACCATGCGAGGGACTATGCCGCGCGTGGAGCCCCATCTTTTGTCTGATGAGGTCGCGGTGATTGCTCGCGACTGCCATTTTGACCATGGCGTCATCTCGCCTCTGGAGGATGACGCCAGTGCTGGTGTGGAATTGCCCATCGTGCCTACCACCCTTTTTCACTATGGCCAGCACTGGTTCGCCTGGAACAAGGTGGTGGAGGCCATCCGCTCCCCGATAGCTCAGGACCCGTATGGCCGGGTTTACTACACGGATGGTGAGTATCCCAAGGTGACCCATGCCCAGATAGCCACAGGCGGCAGCAACAAGCCGACGGCGTGGTATCGACTGGGCATTCCAGCCCCAGGTGTTCCGGTCGGGGTTGGCACCATCACCCCACCTGTTGGTGGTGTGGATGATGACCTGACAGATGACGAAACTCGCTTCTACGTGGATACCTTCGTTACTGCGATGGGTGAGGAGGGGCCCCCGGGCCCTGTCAGCGGAAAGGTGAATATCGGGATCCCAGGGTCATCCGTCACCTTGATGCTGAGCCCACCGACAACCCAGAACAGTAACATCACCAAGCGCCGGATATATCGGTCGGTGTCAGGTGGCGGCCTTGCCGATT